TGTCCGGGTTGATGGCGATCCCTGATGGTAGACCGAGATCGTGCACGAATGCACCGACATCGAAGGGGTCCTCACCGAACAGCGGGTCGAAGGCTGCCTCTGAGGTACCGGCGGCCCACGGATAGGGAACGATGTACGGGGCCTTGAACATCAGCCGGATCATCTTCACCACGCGCTTGTCGACGTACTTTTCGAGTTCGTCCATCAGCGCGTTGATCAGAAACGACGGAACAGTCTGGTCGAACTGTTTCACGTCGGAACCGACGATGAATTTGTACCGCCGCATCTTGTCGGCGATCTGCTCCGGCGTACGGTGCTTCCAGGTGAAAGCAAAGTCGTCGAGGTAAACCGCGCGCCAAGCCGAGCAGAACGTCGCCGTGATGTAGTTCACGACGAAGGACGTTCCGTACACGGTACGCCGACGTCCAGCAAAGTGCCCCGTGATCTCACGACCTTCAAGGAATACTCGCTTGTCAGCCGAGTAACGGCTACCGGCAGCTAGCCCAGAGCGGGCCGCTTCCTCATCATTCACCTCACGTGGCTTAGACGTGCGGCTGCCATCCTTTCCGAGCACTGTTGAGTCCGCCTGAGTGCGTTCCCCAGTAGTGTGGATAATGGTCAAGTTGTACTCGATGAAGAGGGAGAGGAGATCCCCCTTATCGATGAGCTCGAGTACGTGCTCGAGATTCGCGAGCGCGTGGCGCAGCTCGCGCTTCTTCTTCGGAACGTCATTGACGTAGTCCGGATTGCCAGTGGACGCCTCGCGTCGAATCGACACCTTCGCAGGAGCCGATCGTGCGAACATCTGCTTAGCGAGCTCGTCGAAGATACGGCGGTGCCGAGGCTTCTGAAACGAGTCCTTCAACCCAAGTCCTTCACGAATGACTCGGTTGGATACGGGGGGCACGGATATCGGATTCATGCCGTGCCCGGCCACTGTCAGCAACGAGTAGAAGTCGTCCGAGACGGCGTTGGAGCCGACCGTTCCGTCTTCATGCTGCTCGATCTTCAGCACCTTCTCGAGCTTAGCTGGAATTTCTTCCATTGCTCGAAGGAACTCCGGTGAATCAGAAAAGATCCCGGGGTAGATCTGGAGCCCGCGGTTGTGCCGCTTGGACTTCAGTCGGCGCTTACAACCAACAGTCTCGACGACAGGGCGCCACTTGTCGTAGCGCTTCTGATCGAAAACGTAGTTGTGATCGGACATCAGGAGGCTCCATCAGCTCCGAAGTCGCTTTCCTCATCGGTAGGCGACATCGTCTGAGGCGGCGGCACGGCGCGCAGTGTCCGTGCTGCCTTCGAGGACTGCACGATGTCATCTGAGCCACGGCGGGCGGCGACGTCGTTGCCTTCACGCATTTCGACGCGAAGGTTGTCAACGGTGAGCCGTTTCATGGTCGAGATGTAAGTCGACCAGACCGTGTTGTACATCGCTCCGGTGAGACCGATGATGGCGCGGACTTCGAGGTCGAAGAGGTCGCGGTATTCAACGATCATCTGCAGCTCACGCACGTTGACGGCAACGATGATCTCTTTGTCCTTGGCGGCAAAGATCTTCTCGATGAT